TAGTTGAAGCATTTTCATTCTTAAAGGGGCCAAATGATCTCTTGCAATTATACGAAGGAAAGTATAAACAAGTATTAGAAGGCTTCTCTATAGAACAAATGGGAAGACGAAGACGTGATGAATATCAGAGTGGTGTTCCTCGTGTCGGTGGTAAATAATAATAAGGAGAAAAAACTATGGCTATTACACAAGCAATTGCAAATTCTTTCAAAAAAGAATTATTGGAAGGTGAGCATAATTTTGGTACTGGTGATGACAAGTTTAAGATCGCTCTTTATACTTCTTCAGCTACTCTAAACTCAGCAACAACTTCATTCACAACTGGAAATGAAGTTTCAAATACAGGTCAGTACACTTCTGGTGGCGGGTTACTTGTAAACAATGGAACTTCTATAACAGCCGGTGTCGCAAGAGTTGACTTCGCAGACAGATCTTTTACTGGAGTGACGTTAACTGCTAGAGGAGCTTTAATCTATAACACTTCTGCAACTGCAACTAATGCAGCTGTATGTGCTTTAGATTTTGGAGCAGATAAAACAGCGACAGCAGGTGTTTTCACAATTCAGTTTCCAGCAGCTACATCAACAGCAGCGATTTTAAGAATCTCTGGTTAGTACATAGGAGTTAAAATCCTATGGCATCAGGAACTTGGAGTACAGGCTTTTGGGGCCAAAACCAATGGAACGATTCAGCTAATCCTACGTTTACATTAACGGGGGTAAGTCTATCTGGTGTTCTTGGTACAACTACAGAAGCTGCAGGTGAAATAAATACAGGTTGGGGACGTATTGAATGGGGTATTAATGCCTGGGGTGAATTTGGTACTGCACTTCCAACAGGGGTTTCTGCATCTTTTAATATAGGAACTATAGCTGTACAAATTGATGTCACTGCAACAAATTCTACAAACAATAATCAAACAATAACTGGTGCATTAGGTGCTCCTGTAATTGATATTCAATCAAAAGTATTTCCAACTGGAATAGAAATTTCTAGTACATTAGGAATAGCTGACGCTGGTCCTGATGCGATGGCTACAGGTAATCAAGCAACATCTTCTGTAGGAAGTGTTGAAGCTTATAACTTAGAAGGTTGGGGACGATACTTCTATGGTCAATTTGAATGGGGTGCTACCGGTGAATGGGAAAGTGTAGAATTAACAGGTATAGCATTATCAGCAAATTTAGGTAATGAAACAATCACAGGTAACGCAAATGTAACTGCTAATACCTTAAACGTAGCTCAAGTAACAATAGCAAATGTAGATCCAGCTCCAGATGCTGAAGTAACAGGTAATTTCATGATTGGTTCTTTAGGCCAATTAGGAATGCAAGGAGATGTTCCACAAGACGTAACAGGTATTGCAATGTCTGCAGGTTTAGGAAGTGTTGTAGCAGTTCCAGCACAAGAAGTAGACGTTACAGGATTGCCTGCTCTTGCTAGAGTAGCTTCTGTTACAGCTACAGGTAACGCAAGTGTATCACTAACAGGATTTGCCTTGACTATGGAACAAGGTTCTGGTAGTGCTTTAATCTGGAACGAAGTAAACACGGGTACAGCGCCTATAGATCCTCCAGGATGGCAAGAAGTAGCTGCATAATGAGTTTGACACAAACTCAATTTTTTAGTAAAGTAAACGCAAATAAGGAATTTAAATTATGGCAAATTCAACATCAGCTAGTTTAAAATTAACAGTTCAAGCAACTGGGGAAAACTCAGGAACTTGGGGACAAATTACAAATACTAACTTACTAATTCTTGAACAAGCAATTGGTGGTTATGACGCATTTAACGTAACTAACGCATCTAGAGCTTTAACTTTTACAAATGGTGCTTTATCAAATGGTAAGAATGAAGTTATTAAATTAACAGGAACTCTTGAAGCAAACGTAAATGTTACTATTCCAGATTCAGTTGAAAAAACTTATATAGTTGAAGATGGATGTGACCATGCAGGTTTTACTTTAACTTTTAAAACTACATCTGGAACAGGTGTACTTTTATGTGAAGGTCACACTTATACATTATATTCTGATGGAACTAATGTTGTAAAAGCAGGTGAACTTAAAACATGGAGAGCAGTATCAGCGGCAGAAACAGTTCAAGCTGGAGCTCAACTTTTAGTAAATACAAATGGTGGAGCAGTTACAGTAACGCTACCAGCGTCACCAAGTGCAGGTGATGAAGTTTCATTTATAGATCAAGGTTATGATTTTAATACTAACGCATTGACTGTTGGTAGAAATTCTTCTAATATAGCTAATGCAGCATCCGATCTTGTTGTTAATACACAAGGTGCTGGTTTCAGTTTAGTCTATTCTGGAGATGCTACAACAGGTTGGACTTATAGGGAGAAATAGAATATGTCAAATTACGAAGCAACTAAATATGATTTTGATGGAGCAAACCTAACAGGTATTGAAGGAATTCCTACAGCAACTATTGTGCCGTGGTCAGATTCATCTGTTCCATCAGGTTTTTTAGAGTGTAATGGTCAAGCAGTAAGTCAATCTACTTATGCAGCTTTATATGCAATTATTGGTACAACTTATGGTGATCCAGGAGGCGGTAATTTTAACGTTCCTGATTTACAAGACAATGTACCGGTTGGAAAATCTAATAACAAAGCTTTAGCATCGACTGGTGGAGCAAACACAGTTACTTCAACTGGAAACGTTGGTGGTTCTACAGCCAATGCTACTTTATCAACTGCTCAACTTGCTTCTCACACTCACCCTGTAACTATAAACAATCTTAGAGGTGCAGGTAACCAAAATTTTTCTCCAAATACTTCACCACAAGGTTCTAATCCTTTCGCTTTAAATGGAACAGCAAACGCCTCAGGTTCTGGTTCTGGTCACTCTCATAACATGAGTGCAAACTTTTCAGGAGATGCAACATCAGTTTTACAACCTTATTTAACAATTATTTATATTATAAAAACTTAGGAGAAAAAATGGCAAGTATAGGAAATTGGACAGTAGTATTTGACGACAAAATAATTATTAAACAAAATAGTGATCCTGTTATAGGTGCACAACCCTACATTATTGATGATGATGCTTTTTGGAATCAATCTAAATTTTCAAATATTTGGGCTATTCATTCAGGAACTTCAGTTTCAACAGACGAAGTAGAATATAGAGACGAAACTCCACATTCATCTTATGCAGATGCAAATTTAGGAGACATTAGTCAATTTATTAATAAATGGGATTCAGCTCACTTAGCTAAATTACAGTCTGATTGGGATGCAGATACTGTTGATGGTGAAACTGATGCTGAAAAAATTACTAGATTAGGTGCTAGACCTACGTCTTATTCTTCGTAATCTTCTATAAATAAACTAGCAGTATATCTTCTTAGATTAGGAATATTACTTTTGTGAGGAGAATGTACTTTATTTGAAGGAAATAAAATTGCTCTATTTGGTTTAAAACCTATATGCATATCTAACTGTGGATTGTTTTCTAAAGATCCATCAAAAAATACCGTTCCATTAGTAACTGCTATAGGCCCATATAACATTATTAAAATATTAATTTTAAAAGGATCCGTATGTGGTTGAAAATGGTCTAAATTTCTTAAATCAATTCCACTATCATTATTTAATTTTTTTATCTTTATTTTAAATTTATTTTCTGCTTGTTTAACAAAAGTTTCTTTTAATTTAAGATCATTGTTTAATACAAATCTATCACCATAGTAATTTTCTTTTGTTCTTTCTCCCCATCCATCCAACCATCTAGGAGTGTAGTATATATTAGTAATTATATGACTTTGAATTTTTTTTAAAAGTTTTTTGCTAAAAAAATTATCTATAACTTTAATCATTATCTAAGCATCATCCAAGAAGTTAAAATATATTTTTCTCCAGACAATGGGGGATTACCTCTATGTAAATAAGGAAATGCTGCAGGCCAAATAACTATTCTACCTGTTTTAGGTTTTGTTCTTTTTGAAAAATGTAAAAATTCTGTTTCTCCACCTTCTTCTACGTCATTCAAATATATTGAAAAAACAAAAGCTCTACCTTCATTATCATAACCTTTGCCATGTTCTATATGCCAAACATGGTATCCTTCAGTAGGTAATGTTTTTTGAATTTTTAATGATGTAAAATGAAAAGGAACTCCGTAAGCATCACTAGCTCCTACATTTTTAACATAGTGATTCCATGCTAAATCAAAATTAACCATCATCGGTTTTAATTCTTCCCACCACACATTAATATTACCAGAGTTTGCAAAAAACTGTTGATCTTGCTTTTGTAAGACGGATGATTGTTCAAAACCAATTCGATTTATTGTATTATTAAATTTATCTTGATCCTCATATAATTTAATTGCTTTATTACATTCTTCTTTTGTAATATAATTATCATAGATACCTATAAAATTGTTTATGTTAACTTTTTTTTCCATTTTATCTACCTTTATCATAAGCGTGGTTTTTATATAGTCCATTTTTATTTACGTAATGTAAAAACACTTGAGCCATCCCTTCACCTTCATAAATACCTGGACGCCAATGTTCTTGATCACAACCAGCATATAATACAGCATCTCCTTCGTCTAATTCAAAAGATGTTCCTTCAACAATAATTGGCCAGTTATCATATTTTTTTATACAGGCAGTGACAGATACCTCACATGCTGGTCTATCTTTATGCTTTTTTAATATTCCACCAAAAATATAATATCTCCAATACGCATAAGTAGGAAACAATTTTAATTTAGATTCTTTTTCTACAATAGGAAGTTTTATATCTAATAAAGAAGTCATTAAGGGATCATGATACCAAGCGGGAGAAAAACATTGTTCATCACATGTGTAATCTTTATTTTGATCTAATTTATTATAACAATATTTTTGATAAACTTTTAGCTCATCTACATTAAAAAAATTTTTAATTAATTTATAATTTACTGCAGCCATGCAATTATACTGTACCTTGTTCCTTTTGTAATTGGTTCTATGCTATGAGGATATAAAAAGTTACTTGGGAAAAAAACCATAGATCCTTTTCCTAGTTTTAATCTTTTAATTTCTTTTTCTTTTTGATTTAAAAAAATTAAATCTCCTCCTTTATAATTATTATTTAAATTTATAATAATACTAAGGTGTCTAGGTGTATCACTAAAATGATCAGTGTGTATTTTGTATTGACCTCCAGGTGTGTATTTTAATAAATCTATTTGATTTATTGTATTACTTTCCATTCTAGGAAACTTAATTTTATAATTAATAAAAAATTTTTCTATTTCTGTTTTTATAAAATTAAAATAAAATAAATTAGTAGGTGTTTCAAAATTTAAAGCATAACCTTGTACATTTCTTAATTTTGTATCTATATCCCCTGCACCAATTTTAAGATGTTTATTTGCTTTTTTATCAGCAAGAGAAATTATTTTTTGACAGAAATAAGGACTTATTATATTTTTTATTTCAACAATTGCTTCTAAATGGTCCATAATTATGTTACTTTCATTCTCTGTAAAACTAATATATAAAGCACTATATGCTACAAAAATTAAATTTCAAGCCTGGTTTTAACAAAATGGTCACGGATTCAGGAGCCGAATCTCAATGGGTAGATGGTGATTTTGTTAGATTTAGATATGGATTACCTGAAAAAATAGGTGGTTGGAATCAATTATCTATTGCAGGTGAAACACTACCTGGAGCAGCACGTGCACAGCATGCATGGACATCTTTAGCTGGTGAAAGATATTCAGCTATTGGAACTTCACAAGGTTTGTTTTTATATTATGGAGAACAGTTTTTTGATATTTCACCATTGGATACAGCTATTACAGGATGCACATTAACAACTGTTAATGGCTCAAATGTTTTACAAGTTAATAAAGGCTCTCATGGTCTAGAAGTTGGAAGATATGTAACTTTATCTGGCGTAACTGTTACAGGTG